CCTTATGATGTCGCCGAGATCGGCGTCTTCCCACACTTCCAGCTTGCCGCTGCGGTCCTTGGCAAGCCACAACCCATCGCCATCAGTCATCAAAGCGCGGCGGGTCATCCCTTCGGCGTCTTTCTCCACCCGCAAAGCCAGCACTTCGTCAAAGAAGTAGGGCAGCGACTGGCCGGTTTTATTCCCCGGCATACTCGGGGCGTAGAGAACGCGGCCCATCTCATCCTGAGTTTTTTCCAATTTTGCCGACATATAAACGTGCTTGCCGGGGAGATCGCGGAAACCTCGGATGATGTCGGCCATTTGCTCCTGCATGGCCCCATACGCCGCTCTGGGATCTTTGTTGATCTTCTTTTCAGCGTTCAGCACCACCTCGGCGATCTCGCTAATGCTGTCAAGCGCCACCGACTCAAACTCTGTTGCCTCGGCGCTGCTGGTCAGCCACTTGTAAGCCTCCCTAAGATCATCCATGCTCGTGATTTCAATAAAGGGCAGGTTGGTATCGGCGATGCTCAACAAACCTCCCTCTGCGCTTAGAATCACGGGTTTCGGCAAGGTTGGGATAAGACTGGTCTTGCCCGCTCCGGCTTGACCGTAGATCAACAGCTTGACCGCCTGGGCGGTCGCCTCTTTGGTTCTCTTTAACTGAATTGCCATCAGATGCCTCCGCTTAATGCAAGAAACAAACAGATAGCAGCAGATGCGCCGACCGCAATCGACGCCAAGATAATTGTCAGATTGGAATCTTCCTTGTGTTCGAACTTATTCATCGCCTTCTTCCTCCTCATCGCCTTTGTTTGAGCACAAGACCGTGACGTACTCGTCTTCGCTAAAGTCGCAAAAATCAATCGCGTTGAAATCCTCGTGAAACTCACGATGGACATAGGCGAGGATGATTTCCTCTACCTCTTGCTTGGTAAAAATTACCTTCATGGTTACTCCTTGGTTGTGGGGGCCGAGGCCCCCGGTTGGTTTACAGGTTTGCGATGCGTTCTTTGGCAGTTTTGTACGCCCAAGACGTAGCTTCTTGTTGGCTTGCAAAGGCTTTGCTCCGTTGCTTAACGCCAAAGTCGTTGAAGTTACGACCGATCTTGCGACCATTTTGGACCCAAGCAGCGAACTCGGTTCCGTTGTCGTTAAGACCGACGATGTAGCCAATCTCGCGTTGCTTGGCGTCAAACTTGCCTGAACCCAACCAAACTTCTAGTGAATTGTTCCAATCGTTCATGGTACTTACCTCTGTGTTGCTGCACCGTCCGGCCATCGGTTCGTGCAGTTGTTGCTACTTTGCCCGTTTAACTTTAGGATGTCAACACAAGGTTTCAACCAAGGTGGAAAAAAAGTGACAACGAACGAGGCGATACAATTTTTTGGGAGCTTGAAGAAGCTCGCCGATGCGCTTGGGATATGGCCGCAGGTCATCTACAGGTGGGGTGATCGGCCTCCGATGGCCCGTCAATACGAGATCGAAGTCAAGACTGAGGGAAAGCTGCGTGCAGACCATGAACAAGATTGAAGCCGCCCTGACCTACGCCTCATGGGGCTGGAAAGTTTTACCAGTAGTTCCCAACGGCAAGGTTCCTGCAACCGCCCACGGGGTCAACGACGCGACGACAGACCCCGCCCAGATCCAGCGTTGGTGGGGTCAAAACCCGAATCTGAACATAGGCATTGCCTGCGGTGGCACCAGCGGTATCGTGGTGTTTGACATCGACCCCCGCAACGGTGGCGATGCCAGTTGGCAGCAATGGTTATCTGACCACGGCCCGATCCCAGATGGCGTGATGGCGATGACCGCAGGCGGTGGGCAGCACTACGTTGCGAAGCACGTTGACGGCATTCGATCCTGCAAGTTGGCCGATGGCATTGATTTGCTGGCCGATGGCCGGTATTTCATTGTCTACCCTTCCACCATCGAAAACAGGGCCTACGAATGGGAGGCGTCTAGCGATCCGATAGACGGCATCGCCCCAACCCAGATCCCAACCCACTGGTTGCCGCTGCTAGGCCAGCGCAAGGTAACGCCCACAACCAACGGGGATCTGATCCAAGGTAACCGCAATGACGGCCTGACCAGTCTGGCCGGTGCGATGCGCTCGTTTGGCATGACCGAAGCCGAGATCCTGGCCGCGATTAGTGTTGCAAACGAGACACGTTGCGAGATCCCATTACCAAGCAGCGAGATCAAGCAGATCGCACGCTCCGTCTCACGCTATGAGCCAGACAGCGATGTAGCCGCAAGTAGCGCAATCGGCTCAGAGGCCGCGGACGCGCTTTTGTCCGAGTCACCGACACGAGACTACTTCCTGACCCGCGCAACGAGCTTCTTGGGCCAACCAAGCCCCGTGCCGTGGATTGTGAAGGGTTGGCTTCCGGCATATGCCACAACCATGATGTACGGCGAGTCAGGCGTGGGTAAGACATTCGTTGCGTTGGACATGGCCTGTTGCATTGCCAGCGGAATTAACTGGCACGGCATCCGTACCAAACCCGGAATTGTGGTGTATCTCGCCGGTGAAGGTAACTACGGAATGCGCCAGCGTATCGCAAGCTGGTGTAAGCGGAACAACGTAAACAGTTTGGACAACTTGCTGATTAGTAACAAGGCCATCGACATGGATGGCCCAGGTGCAGCTACGCAGGTGATCGCCGCAGTCCGGGCGTTAACCTCCGAGCCAGTGGCGTTAGTCAACATTGACACCCTTAACAATCATATGTCAGGGGACGAGAACAGCGCCAAAGACTCACGGGCCATGATCAATGCTTGTAACGTGGTCTCAATGGCTCTCAGCGCCACGACCATGCTGATCCATCACCTTGGGCACAGTAACGAAGCCAAACAGCGTGCGCGAGGTTCTAGCGCGTGGCGCGGGGCATTAGACGCAAGTATTCTGGTTCACGGCAAGTCGCACGAGATTGTGGTCAGTTGCACTAAGCAGAAAGATGCGCCAGAGCCAACGGATCTGTTTGGATGTCTAAGCCCAGTAGACCTAGGTTGGCAGGACGACGATGGGTTGCCGCTGCTTGGTGCAGTCTTTGAGATGTTCCAAGAAGGCGATCTGCGTATACCCACTCCTAAAGCCACTAAGCTAGACGAACACAAAACCAACTTAGAGCGGGCTTGGTTTGTTGGCGGTGCGGAAGTTGTGGATGAGATGCCATATGTCAGCAGGGAGGCGTTCAAGACGTTCTTGCTTGAGCAAGGCATTAAAATCAATTCGGTTGACCAGCATCTAAAGTCTTCAGCCAGACCGGGGATGATCATTAGGGATCTGACCGATGCTGAAATTATAGGCAAGCACGATAAGGGATGGCTGGTTAAAAATACAGTATTGGCGTCTAAACTCGTTCTAAAAATTAGTCCGTAACAACCGTAACAAGCCGTAACATGGCGTAACATTGTTACGGCGGCAAAGGCGAGTTTACCGTAACGTAACGTAACACACCCTTTAGGGTGTTACGGTGTTACGGTACGATGCGGAGCGTTACGTTACGTAAAGGTTTCACCTTGAGGGGAAAATTGGAAGATGACTGATCCAGCAGAGAAAATTGAGAAATGGGCGATTGAAAAACTGATCCCCTACGCGAGGAACGCCAGAACGCACTCGGATGAGCAGGTAAGGCAGATCGCTGCCAGCATCAAAGAATGGGGATGGACTACCCCAGTGTTGGTAGATGAGGATGGGGGAATCATTGCCGGCCACGGTAGGACGATGGCAGCGAAGCGCCTAGGGATGCGTGAAGTCCCCGTGATGGTGGCTCGAGGGTGGAGCGATGCAAAGAAGCGAGCCTACGTTCTAGCCGATAACAAACTGGCCCTGAACGCGGGTTGGGATGACTCAATGCTTGCCCTTGAACTCAAGGAGCTGGGCGAGACAGGGTTTGACCTAGATTTGACTGGGTTTAGCCTAGATGAGATCAATGCTCTCACGCCGTTGGAGGTTGAACCTGGGTTAACGGATGAAGATGCCGTTCCAGAGGCCCCAGAAGAGCCTACAACGCGATTGGGCGACGTTTGGATACTTGGACAGCACCGATTGATGTGCGGCGATTCTACGTCGATTGACGCGGTTGAGAAGCTGATGGATGGGCAGAAGGCTGAGATGGTGTTTACGGACCCGCCTTATGGAATGTTCCTTAATACTGACTATGATTCTATGTTTGCTGCTGATAAAGATCACCGCAAAACAGGGAAACGATTTGAAGAAGTAGCAGGGGATCATGAAGATTTTACGCCTGAACTAATCAACACAATTTTTGCGTCATTTCCAGAGGCAAAAGAGGTTTTCGTATGGGGAGCTGATTATTTTAGTGAACTGATACCCGACAGAAAAGATTGTTCATGGATTGTTTGGGATAAGCGAACCAATGAAAACATGGACAAAGTTTCTGGGAATACATTTGAACTTTGTTGGTCAAAACAAAAACACAAAAGGTTGATTGCTCGCATTATTTGGTCTGGTCATCATGGAATGGCAAAAGATGACACCAAAACACGCGTTCACCCAACCCAGAAACCAGTTGAGCTTGTGACTTGGTTTTTTGATCAATGGGGAAAAGACTGCAAATCTGTGGTTGACCTATTCGGCGGCTCAGGCTCTACGCTGATAGCCTGCGAGAAAACATCACGGCAATGCAGGATGATGGAGCTTGACCCGAAGTATTGCGACGTGATAGTAAAGCGTTGGCAGGATTACACAGGCAATCAAGCAACACTTCAAGAAAACTCTATAACATTCAATGAGTTAGCATCGAATGGGAGTTGAAAGTCAGCAACAACAAAATCGTCACGGTGGTGTAAGGGAAAATGCGGGTCGCCCACGCTTTGAACCAACGGATGAAGAGCGCAAGCAAGTTGAGGCAATGGCTGGCTATGGCGTTGCTGAAGCGCACATCGCATCGTTGATTCGCGGCGGGATTGGCGTTTCGACTTTGCGTGAGCGATTCAAGGAAAACCTTGAGCAAGGCCGCGCCAAAGCTCACGCCGGGATCGGCAAGACGCTGTTCCAGAAGGCTATGGGCGGCGACGTGGCGTCGCTCATCTGGTGGACAAAAACGCAGATGCGATGGACCGAAGCACCGCGCCAGATCGAGGTGAGCGGCAACATCTCCATCACCGACGCGCTCGCCCAGGCGCAAGCACGGCTCATCGAGGCTGAGATCATCGAGATGGATACGCCGTTACTAACCGTAACTGAGCCGGTTACGGTTGAGGTTACGCCCGTTACGGTTGACCACATAGGGGGTAACATCGGGGGTAACATGGGCGACCGCGGTGAGGAAAA